GTCCCAGCAGGCGATCAGCGAGCGGGCGGTATGTGAAGCATTCGGAATGTGTGTGGGGGAGCCGTGAACATCAGATGGCACATCAGTCGATTCCTGACCTTCTGGAACCTGATCGAGGCGTCTGGCAGGCCGGTCACCGAAGTCCCGGTCTGGCGCATCGAGGAGATGATCCGCGAAGCCTGGATGGACGGACACAGGCAGGGCATCAGGGACGTGCAGGACGTGATGCGGGAAGAGCAACAGAAGATCGAACGGAGAGCAAGCAAGTGAAGAAAGGACAGAACGAACCGAACGTGAACGAACTGGCCGCCCGCTGGCTTCGCGCCAAGGCGCGCGAGGAAGCCGCGAACCGCGAGCGCGTTGCCATCGAGGAGCAGATGCTGCCGCACCTGGACACCCTGCCGGAGGGCCAGCGCGCGACCATCCTCGAGGACTTCAAGGTGCTGGTGGTCAAACGCTTGTCGCGGTCCATCTCGGAGTCCGGCGTGCAAGCTGTTCAGCAACTGATCCCCGAGAACTACTGGCCGCTCAAGCAGAAGTGGGAGGTCGACGTGAACGGGCTCAAGTGGCTGCAACTGAACTTCCCGCAGTACTACGAGATAGCTGCGCGTTACGTGACCACGAAGCCGGGCAAGCCGGGGTTCAAGGTCGAGCGACTCGAGAAGGTGGAGGTTGCGTAATGGCTATTTCGCTGCAAAGCATCAGCCGCACCACTGCCACCAAGGCGCCCGTTGTGGTGACCTACGGCGAGAGCGGCATGGGCAAGACTACGTTCGCCGCGGGTTCGAACAAGCCGATCTTCGTGTTCACCGAAGACGGCGCCGGATCGCTCGAGGTCGACGCGTTCCCGCGCCCGCAATCGTTCGGCGAGGTGATGGACGCGATCCAGGCTCTGTACGAGCAGGATCACGAGTATCAGACGTTCGTGCTCGATAGCCTCGATCACCTCGAGCCGCTGATCTGGGCACAGGTCTGTGAAGATCACAACGTCACGTCGATCGAGAAGTTCCCCTACGGCCGAGGCTACACCGAGGCCCTGCCCTACTGGCGCCAGTTCCTCGACGGCTGCCGAGCCCTGCGCGACGACAAGGGCATGGCAATCATTCTGATTGCGCACCACCAGATTCGTCGTTTCGAATCGCCGGAGCACGACGCCGTCGATCGGTTCAGCATCAAGCTGCACGCGAAAGCGTCTGCACTGGTCGAGGAAAGCGCCGACATCGTCGGGTTCGCGAAGCTCAAGGTCCACGTCCGCACGGAGGATCTCGGATTCGGAAACACCCGCGCCCGCGCGATCACGACCGGCGAGCGCGTACTGATGGTGAGCGGCACTCCCGCTGCCGTTGCCAAGAATCGATTCAACCTGCCGCCAGAGATCCCTCTCTCGTGGTCTGCGTTGTGCGATGCCATTGCCGCTGGCAAAGCTGCGGCCTGAAAAACCAATCGAAGGAGTGAGAACAAATGAGCACTGCTCTGAACTTTGACGCCACCCAGGTCGCCCCCGCCAACCCGCTGGACCCAGTCCCGGCCGGCGACTACACGGTCTGCATTGTCGACAGCGAGATGAAGCAGACGAGCTCCATGAACGGCTACTACCTCCAGCTCACGCTCGAGGTGCTGGAAGGCGAGTACGCCGGGCGGAAGATCTTCGACCGCCTGAACCTCGACAACCCGAACCGCCAGGCGGTCGAGATCGCGCAGCGCACGCTGTCGGCGATCTGCCACGCTGTCGGCGTCATGCAGGTCAGCGACAGCGCGGAGCTGCACGACAAGCCGCTCGTCGCCAAGGTGGTGGTGAAGCCGCCGCGCGGCGAGTACGGCCCGTCGAACGAGGTCAAGGGCTACAAGGCTTCGAGCGCAGGCGTCAGCGCCCCCGCTCCGACGCAGCGCCCGCAGGCCCAGGTTCCCCCGCCCGCAGCGGCATCCGCAGGCGCAAGCCGCCCCTGGGCTCGGTGATGGTCGCGATCCCGCGCTTCGACTCGACCCTCGAGCGCATCGAGCGCGCGGTGGAGGAGGAGGCCGAAGACGGCCTCCGAGCCCACCTGGGCGCCTCGATCATCGGGCGGCCGTGCGATCGTTCCCTCTGGTACTCGTTCCGCTGGGCCAGCGAGCGGCGCCATGAGGGCCGCATCCTGCGGCTGTTCGAGCGCGGGTCGCGTGAGGAGGCGACGATGGTCGAGCTCCTCCGCAAGGCCGGCTGCACGGTCTGGGACGTGGACCCTGAGACGGGCCAACAGTTCAGGGTGTCGGCGGTCGGCGGGCATTTCGGCGGCAGTCTCGACGGCGTGGTGATCGGCTTGGTCGAAAGCGACAAGCCGCACGTCCTTGAGCTCAAGACGCACAACAAGCGGTCCTTCGGCGCGCTCCAGAAACAAGGCGTCGAGAAGGCGAAGCCGGAGCATTACGTCCAGATGCAGGCTTACATGTACCTGATGGACATCGAGCGCGCGTACTACCTCGCCGTCTGCAAGGACGACGATCATCTGTACGCGGAGCGGGTGCGGGCGAAGGCGTCTGCTGCAACCAACGCCCTGTCCCGCGCCGAGCGGATCATCTGCAGCGATCGCCCGCCGCACAAGATCAGCGACGACCCGACCTGGCACGAATGCAAATGGTGCGACCACCACGCGCTCTGCCATCTGCAGGCGACGCCGCTCGCGAACTGCCGGACCTGTATCCATGCGACTGCGCGCCTGGACGGCGACCGCGTCTGGCACTGCGCGAAGCATGACAAGAACCTGACCGAGGAAGAGCAGCGCGCCGGTTGCGATCAGCACCTGTTCTTGCCGGATCTCCTGCGCAACTGGGCTGATCAGGTCGACGCAGGCGCCGAAGGAGTCTGGTACGTCCACAAGCAGCACGGCAAGCGGTTCCTGCAAGGCGACATGGGGTACGCGTCGAAGGAGATCGAGGCTGCGAAGCATGGCTCTTTGATCGCGGCGCCGGAGACGGAGGAGATCAAAGAGGCGTTCGAGGGGAGGTTAGTGTGAAACTTCGGGATTACCAACTGGCCGCGGTTGAGGCCGTCTGGTCATGGTTCGAGAAGCACAACAGCAATGTGCTCCTTACCTTGCCGACCGGGTCCGGGAAATCCTTGATTATCGCCGAGATCGTGCGCCGCGTGATGGCAACGGATCTCGACCGCGTGCTGATGCTCGTTCACTCAAAAGAGTTGATCAAGCAGAACTACGACAAGCTCAAGGCCATCTGGCCTGCGGCCCCCGCTGGCCTGTACGCGGCGAGCCTTCGCAAGCGCGAGGGGTTCATGCCGATCGTGTATGCGTCCATTCAGACTGTCTGGAACAAGGCGGAAGAGCTGGGCAAGTTCTCGCTGATCATTGTGGACGAAGTTCACCTGCTACCCTTTAAGAAGCAGACCATGTACCGCAAGTTCCTGGCTGATGCGATGACCATCAACCCGAAATTGAAGGTGATAGGCCTCACGGCGAGCCCATACCGTCTCGACGGCGGCCTGCTGTACACGGGCGCCGACAGAATGTTCGACGGCGTTGCATATGAACTTCCGATCAGCGACCTCATCGACCGCGGTTATCTGGTCCCAGTCTTTTCCAAGGGCGGCGCCCGACAGATCAACCTCGACGGCGTCAGGACGAGACTCGGCGAGTACGTTGCTGCAGACGTCGACCGCGCGGTCCATGAGGGCGGGCTGACAGAGTCCGCTGTCGAAGAAATCATGGCCTACGGCCAGGATCGCAAGTCGTGGTTGATCTTCTGCGCAAGCGTTGGGCACGCCTACGAGATCAGGGATGCGCTGCGGGATAGGGGCATCACTGCAGAGACGGTCGAAGCAGACACGCCCCACCACGAGCGCGATGAGATCATCGACCGCTTCCGTCGCGGCGAGATCCGCGCGTTGACTAACATGTCGGTTTTATGCGTAGGCTTTGACGCCCCCAGCATCGACATGCTCGTGATGCTCCGGCCGACGCAGTCTACGAGTCTGTATGTGCAGCAGGTTGGTCGTGCTATGAGGACGGCCCCTGGGAAATCTGACGCGCTCGTGTTGGACTTCGCTGGCAACGTGCTTCGCCACGGTCCAGTCGACGCCGTCAGGCCGCGAGACAAAGCCCCCGGCGAGGGCGGCGGCGAAGCGCCCGGCGGGAAGGAGTGCCCGTCATGCGCAACGATCGTCCATGCCAGCGTAAGAGCCTGCCCTGTGTGTGGATACAAGTGGCCGGTGAAACACTTCGCGACCGCGAGCGAGGCGCCGGTTCTGTCCAGTCAGATCCGGCCGGAATGGCTACGCGTGACC